TTTTATATTCTTTAGCGATATAAACCTTTTCACGGCTGAGTTTATCTACAATTGAGCGAACAGTCTTGCCCATAGTCTGGGCAATTTGCTCAACCGTAACACCGGCCTGATAGTCGGCCACAATCTGAGCAGTTTGCTCAGGGCTATAATTAGGGGCTTTGGCTGTTGCCATTTCAGCTACTCCTGTTGTGTTGAAAGAAACTATAGTATAGGCCAATTTCAGCCAAACATTGTCGTCATGACGACAATTGGCCTACCGTTTGTCAGCCGACGAATGACTATTGACAGGGGGGTTATTAGACTGTTATAATAGATGAGGCCTGGGGGCCCACCCACACGTAAACCACACAAAAATTTTCAAAACCGCTAGGGTGCCAAAACCTAGGCTTGCACACCAGCCACCACTAGTGGTATACTCCAATAAACTGGAGAAATTTATGTCAACACACCTGCCAGCAGAAACCATCAAAATCAGCCCAGAAGCGCTGGAGATAGCTAACTGCTATCTGCAAGTACAAGATGCCAGGCAAGTAGCCCATGAACTAGAGCTAGATCCCGAAATTGTAACAACTACACTAGCTAGACGAGAAGTACGCAGCTACATAGACCACGTATTTTTTGATACTGGATATAACAACCGCTTTCTTATGCGACGTGCTATGGACGCACTAATCAAGCAAAAATTTGAGGAGATGAGTGAAAGTGGAGTAGGCAGTAATAAGGATATTGCAGATTTACTAAGTCTAAGCCATAAAATGTCAATGGACTTATTAGATCGTGAAATACAACTGGAAAAGGCTCGTCAAGGTAGCCTAGGACCGCAGCGTCAGGTTAACGTGCAAATTAATGAAGGTGATGGATCAAAGTACGGTCAGCTTATACACAAGTTGATTAGTGGAGAGGGAGTTTAATGTTAACAGTAAGTAGACAGGATGTTGACTGTGAACATATTACAGAGTTTGATCCGGGTCAGCGATTTATCAAACTACCAATAGACAACTATCTTAGATTATTAAACCTCTACGATACAATTAATCGTCCTCAGATTGCCTTAATCAATGCAGTTAACAATCCGCAATATCGATTTATTTGCGCTGCACTTGCCCGCAGATTGGGTAAAACTTATATAGCTAATATAATTGGTCAATTAGTTACCCTAGTGCCCAACTGCAATGTTTTAATAATATCACCTAACTATAATTTAAGTTCAATCAGTTTTGAACTACAGCGTAAATTAATAAAACACTTTGACCTTGAGGTTACTCGCGACAATCTTAAAGATAAAATCATTGAATTATCCAACGGTTCAACTATCCGCATGGGCTCAATCAGTACAGTTGATAGTACTGTAGGTCGTAGCTATGATCTTATCATATTTGATGAAGCTGCACTTAGTGATCATGGAGAAGATGCCTTTAATGTGGCATTACGTCCTACACTAGACAAACCAGGAGCTAAAGCAATATTTATAAGTACACCACGTGGTAAAAATAATTGGTTTAGTAAATTTTATAATCGTGGATTTGATGAAAAGTTTCCTGAGTGGTGTAGCTTGCAAGCAGACTATAGTGAGAATAGTCGCATGTCGCAGAGTGATGTAGATGAAGCGCAGCGCTCTATGACTAGAGCAGAGTTTGAGCAGGAGTACATGGCTAGCTTTACCACATACCTAGGACAAATCTATGAAGCTTTTAGGCCAGAGTATATCTTAGATGAGCTTCCACCATTACGCGGCGAAGCGTTTGCTGGACTAGATCCAGGTTACAAGGACGAGACAGCTTGGGTTTCTATTATTTATGATTTTAGCACTGATTGTTTTTACTGCGTTGAAGATTACTTAGAATCGGAACGTACTACTGGTGAACATGCGCAGCATTTTACTAGGATGATTGAGCAGTGGAGTATTGAGTCAGTATATATTGACAGTGCTGCTGCACAATTTAGTGCTGACTTAGCTTACAACTACGATATTAGCTGTACTCGTGCTAAAAAAGATGTACTACCAGGCATTGCTTATGTGCAAACATTAATACAACAAGGCCGATTGCGTGTACATCGTGATTGTGTTAATGTACTAGCTATGCTAGATCAATATCAGTGGGATGATCGTGAGGGACTGCAGCGTGAGCGTCCCAAGCATAACCAATACAGTCACATGGCCGATGCCTTACGCTATGCCCTATATACCTATACACTTTAGGGTAGCATAAATTTATGGTTGCACGGGTTAGTGCTTTTAGGCTATAATAGCTAAAATTGTGGAAATATTCAATGGCCGTAAACACAAATAAACGCATACCAGTAAAGTGGATTAGAGACAAAGCTAAGTCGGCTTATGTAAAGCAACCACACTGCTATATTTGCAGCGGTACTGTAGAACTAGAACTTCATCACCTGCACAGTATTACACATCTGCTTGATGTGTGGACTAAAGCGCATGGAGTAGACGTTAGCAGTGATGAAGCTATACTAGCGGTTCGCGATAGATTTATAGCTGAGCACCATGTGGAAATATATGATCTTGTTTATACACTTTGTAACAGGCATCATGTACAACTGCATGGCATTTATGGTAAAAGTCCTATACCAAGCTCAGTAGAAAAACAACGTCGTTGGATCGAACTACAGCGCCAAAAGCACGTGAGTGGTGAAGATGTTTTTCGTGGGTCAACCTTTAGCAGCCACTTTAGTGAGTTCACAGGGGGCTTAGATGGCGTTAGAAAGAATTCGTAGTTGGATTAGCGAGAAGCTTAATCCAGCACAGGCACGTATTGCCTATGAAGAAGGTACTCATATTAGTACCACTCAAAAGATTAGTTATCAACAAGCATTTCGTAATATTGACAGTGTTAGACGTAGCGTTAGTATGGTTGTTGATGCTTGTACTAGTTTAGACTATGATATAAAAGAAAAAGTAACAGATGGTGTAGTAGTTGGCGTTAGACAGAAAACGCTTAATACATTGCTTAACTACAGACCAAATCCCTATCAAAGCATACAAGAATTTCGCCAAAGCATTTTCCTGGATTTCTTGCTGGAAGGTGACGCATTTATCTACTGGGACGGTACTTTTTTATACCACCTACCAGCACAAAATGTACAAATAGTCACAGATCCTAAAACGTTCATTAGTAGCTATAAGTACATGGGTACTACTGAGTTTCGTGAATCTGATATTCTACACTTTAGAGATCACCACTCACAAAGTATTTATCGTGGCACTAGTAGACTAGAAGCTTGTCAAGATAGTATAGAAATTTTAAACAGCATGCACAAGTTTCAACAAAATTTTTTTGATAACGGTGCTATGTTTGGTGTAGTTCTTACCAGTGAAAACAGTTTAAGTCAAGTTGCTAAAGAAAAAACTTACGAGTACTGGCGTCAGCGTTATAGTGTAAAAAATGGTGGTCGTAAGCCTATTATATTAGATAACGGACTAAAACCTGTTAATCTTAATAACAATAGTTATGGTGAGCTAGACTTTGACAAGTCAATACAAACACACGGCGAGCGTATAATGTCAGCTGTAGGTGTACCACCTATATTGTTACATGGAGGTAACAATGCTAACATTGCCCCTAATTTACGTCTTTTTTACCTGGAAACAGTATTGCCAATTGTTAGAAAATATGTTTCCTCAATTGAAAGATGTTTTGGCTATGACGTGGAAGCAATAACTAGTAGCGTTAGCGCACTACAACCAGATATTGGCGAAATTGCAAAATATCATAGTACACTGGTTAATGGTGGTATTATTACACCCAATGAAGCCAGACAAGAATTACGATATCCTAAACTTGAAGGTCAGGATACAATTAGAATACCTGCTAATATTGCAGGCTCAGCTGCAGATCCCAGTAGTGGTGGGCGTCCAAAGCAAACACAGGAGTAGTTTGATGGTGAAAACTTTTTACTTGCACAGCAAGTTTACAGCAAAGGCACTGCCAAGCGACAACGGCGAAAACAGTCTTAGCATAGAAGGTTATGCTAGTACAAATGATGTAGATCGTCAGGGAGATGTTGTTCCAGCAAATGTATGGGAGCGTGGATTACAGAATTATGTAAAAAATCCTATAATCTTAGCCTATCATGATCATACTCAACCTATTGGTCGCATGGTAGACCACAAGGTTGATGAAAAAGGGTTGTGGATTAAGGCAACCATTAGTGATGCAGCTGGTAATATTTATAAGCTTGTAAAAAATGGAATCTTAAGCGCATTTAGTATAGGATTTCAAGTAAAAGATGCCGAGTGGAATAGTAAAGCAGAAGTATTTATGATTAAAGATCTCGAACTACATGAAATCAGTGTAGTTAGTGTACCCGCCAATCAAAATACACTTTTTAGTTTGAGCAAACATTTTAGTACTGCTCAAGAATTTGAGTTATTTAAACAGCAATTTGCAGGTGAGGATAATATAGCTAAAGAGCTAGAAACTTCTCCGGTGGCAAATTCAAGCAAAGAGGAATTTAATATGGATCCTAAAGACCTAGAAAAAATGTTAGCTGATGCTACAGCTAAAGCTGCTGAAGCTGCCGCTCGTGCAGTTATTGAAGCACAAACTAAAGCCGCTGAAGCTAAAGCTGCTGAAGCTAAAGCAGAAGCAGAGCTACAAGCTAAAGTTAAAGCTGCAATTCAAACAGTTGATACAGGCAGCGAACGCTTACTAGCTGAAGTTGAAAAGCGTCTAGCCGAGCAAGCTGAAGATCATAAAAAGCACTTAGCCGGTCTAGAAGAAACCCTAAAAACAAAAGCTGCTGAGCTAGAAGCAATTCAAAAGAGCCGCATGCAGTTTAGCGATACCAAGGCCGATGTTATGGACTATGCAGACAAAGAAAAAGCAGTCCTATTAGCTAAAGCTATGGGTCGTACCATTGAGAACACCAAGTTTGGTGCTCAAATGATTCAAAAGTATGGTGCACATGTACCTAGCGCTACTTGGGAGCTAGAAGTTAACCTAAACCTAGAAGCTGAAGTTCGTCGGCGCCTAGTTGTTGCTCCACTATTCCGTAACATTAACATGCAAACTAATGTTATGACAATTCCTGTTAATCCAGAAGCAGGTACAGCAACATGGGTTACAAACGCTCAGTTTGGTACTAGTAACAGTGCTGGTGGTACAACTGCTACAACTGGTGCAACACCTGGTAGTGGCAGCCCACATCTATTAAAAGAAATTACTCTTAATGCTTATAAGGTTGCTACAAACGAGTATCTAGCATACGAAGAAGAGGAAGATAGCCTTATTGCCCTAATGCCTATTATCCGTGAAGCAATGGTTCGCAGACTAGCACGTGCTGTTGATAAAGCTTTCCTATTAGGTGCAGGTGCTGGTAGTGATCCAGTTAAGGGTATTGCAACATGGGATTCAGTTGGTGCCGATAACGTTACACCTAGCGCAGCTACTGACAAAGTTACAGTTGCTAACCTACGTACACTACGTCGTGGACTAGGTGCTTGGGGCTTAGATCCTGCTGAAATCGTTTATATCGTTAGCACAGAAGTTTACTACGATCTACTAGACGACAGCACATTCCAAACAATGAACCAAGTTGGTCCTGCAGCTACATTACTAACAGGTCAGATTGGTAGCGTTGGTAACAGCCCAGTTCTAGTTAGCGGCGAGTTTGCCAGCAAGGCTAGCACAGCAGTTGGAGCAATTGCTTTTGCACCAGCTAACTTCCTAGTTGGTAACCAACGCGGTGTTCGTGTTGATACACAAGAATTAGTTGAAACACAGCGCCGTGTATTCGTAGCAAGCCTACGTACTGGTCTAACACAGTTAACTACAAATCTAGGTAACGGTGTTAACAAGCTAGTTTGGGCAGCTTAATTTAATTTTGAGCCAGGATTCGCAAGAGTCCTGTCTCTAAAGCCTAATGTGTTAGGCTTTAGAGACATTAGGGAGTTTTTATGGCTACAGACTTAGTAACTAGAAGTGAATATAAAAATTACCTGGGTATCACTAGTTCTAATAAAGATACTGAAATCGACTTATTAATACCCAAGGTAAGTAGTTTAGTAAAAACTTATTGCCGCCGCAGTTTTATTGACTACTACGATGAAGCTTATATAGAATATTTTGAAGGCGGCTACGATAGATTTATATTAAAAGAATCTCCTGTTAAAGAGGTTTTAGCTGTTAAGAAAAGCATTAACTATGGAAAAACGTATACTACTCTAACAGAATATACTGACTGGGTACAAGATGGCGACTTAGTTAGAGTATTAAATAATGGTATTTTTGAACCATTAATTCGTGGATATAGAGTAGAATATTTTGGTGGATTTGAGGATTTACCAGAAGATTTAAAATTAGCAGTGTTAGATCTAATAGAATACTATTCAAAAAATAATAGTGCAGTACATGTAAATCGTGACGTTACGCCTAATGTAACACAAATACAGTATGTAGCTACTACAAATTTTCCAGCGCATATTAAACGTGTATTAGATCAGTATGTAGCGGACTATACATAATGGAAGCAGGGCAGTTTGTACAATTTTTAATTGGTTCTGCTCAGGCATTGTTTCCTCAGGCAAAAAGACCTACTAAGCTACAAGCTACTATAGAAAAAGTAATTGAAGAAGCACAAGAAGATTTACGCATAACAATAGAAAAGAATCTTCCTGTTATATATGTTGTTGATACTAAAGTTTTACTACAAAATTTTGTTGATGGTTTTGCAGATGCGCTTGATTCTAAGAAAATAGGTAAGTATGTTTACTCTATTGATATTGAAGAAGAAGGGTACAAAATACCGGCGTTTTCAAACGATAAAGGTTTCTCTGATTTATTTGATCAAAAATTAGTTCAAGTACAGGAAGACCTAATTAATTCTAAATATCAAAGAGATTTATTAACTGCTCTAACAAACGCTTTTCCCAAACCGCTTAACGAGTTTAGGTTTATTAAAAGAGTTGTAAAAACTCTTAAATTACTACAGCTTAGTATCCCCCAAAAACTTGTAGCGGCCGCTAACGATCAAATAAGTGATATATCCAGACAACGAATAAGTGAAGATATTCGTAAATTAGGCACCGAGTTTAGAGACTTTCTTAGAACAGAAACTCCTGCTAAAATTGCTAACCCAGAAAAATATATTAGTAATTTTAAAGCAGATAGGCAACTTGTTATAGTTGTAGACTCTTATCGGCGGGCAATTGATCTTGTAAATAGCGCTCTTACAGAAAAACTTAGATTAATATTACAAGAAGATTTTGGTATAACAGTTACTAAAGATTTTACCGCAGGTAGTTTTACTCAAGCTGGGCATACTGGATTACTTACAAAAGATAAAAAAGGTGTAGTTGAAGTA